CTACCCTCGCGGGTGCTAGCGCGACACGCTTAGATGGTCCTCTTGACAACTTCATCGAGCAAGTCTTCAAACCATTTCTCTACATCTTGGACGACTTGATTCTCAACTTCCTATCGGATTCTGAGATCACGGCGATTCTCGGCGATGAGGTTGGTAAGGAAATTTCAGTCGACATGCAGGCGTTCCACGATGCCCGTATTTCGTACGAAGTCCTCGCCGGGTCATCATTGGCCGCGAAGCGCACGATGGCACAGTCGCTTACACTCATCACTCAGATCCTTGAGAATCCGCAGATTCAGTCTTCACTGGCCGATATCAACGGAGAGTACATTGACTTCAAGCCGATTGTCGAAATGTGGCTCGAAGCCTCGGAGTGGAAGAACTCCAACGACATCATCAAGCCTCTCACACCAGAGATGCAGCAACGTCGTCAGGCTCAGTCAGCCGCCGCTCAGAATGCATCGAAAGCCGCTGTTACACAACAGAGCAATACACAGAAGTTTCAACAGAAACAGCAACTCGAAGATCAAGCCACCCAAGGACGTATCAAGCGCGACATCGTGCGCGAGGCATTCAAGGACAACGGCCAGAGTGAGGCAGTCTCAGGACAAGCCAACCCTTTGGGTATTGAAGGTTCGACTCCAGAGGTGCAGTAAAACACTAGGTTCCCTACATCGAGTAGGGCTAAGTCAAACCCTCGGTGATTGGGTTTGGGCCATAGTTTTTTAGTTGTGCTCAAGACGATCAGGGAAAGCATCCTTGCATACGGCAAGGTGAGAAGGGCGATGCGCCCTACACGACCCCCTGATCCAAGTATGAGAGCGCAGAGAAGAGTTAGGGTTGGAGTCCCTTATAAAGACCGTAAAGACTTACGGCACTCGCTTTGACGTCACTGTCCTGGGAGGGAATAGTGCAAGAGTTCAATAATCAGTTTGATCCAGAAGTTATCATAAGCCCACAAGAACAAGCTGCGCTCGTACTCCTGAGCGCGTCGGAAGGTTTCAAAGTCCTGAACCGCATCATGCGCGGCGAAGTCGACAAACTTATCATGAGTTTCGTCAATGAGCCTGGTGACAGTGACGCAATGGTCCTGAACAAACACAAGTTGGTAAAGGCCGGAGCTCTCTTCTACGACGGCGTGATAAACCGAATGAATCATGAGATTTCAATCTACGCGTCCACAGCAACTGACCCGACGCCTGTAGATATGACCGAGCACCTGATAGACATGGGCGCACCGGCCAGTACGCAAGACGATGTTCAGAACGACCATGAATTTGGCTTCGAGGAGAGCCCATTCTAAATGAGTGAAATACTCGACCCAGTAGAAAACATTGAGACTCCCGGTGAGAACGCCCCGGTTGTCGAGACACCGGTAACACCGGAGCCAGTAGTTCTCCCTGAGCTGCGTTACGAATATCAGCCCACGGACGAACAAGGCCGTCCCATGGGCGGAGTACAGGTCATCAAATATACCACACCTGATGAGCTACCCGCCAAGTTTGCAGAATCTCAAACGTTGCTCTTGAGAAAGCTCCGCCAGGAGACGAAGAAGAATCGACTCGGCATTACCGACGAGACCCCCATAGAGGGTACACGGTACGCTGCGCCACTCGAATTTGCCCCTCGGACGCTCTCTAATGAGGATCGTTTTAAGATTAGCCGTAACTTGCAAGACCCTGAAAAGTTTGAAGAGGCGCGAGACCTCTTGATGGAGTCAACGTTTGGCGTCAAGCCGAGCGTGCTCGTCAGCACTATCCAGGGTTTGCAGGCCGATAACGTTCAGATGAAGGCGCAGAGGGAAGCAGAGGCCTTCGTAGCCGATACTCCTGACTACGTGAAGTGTCCCGAGAACTTCGAGGCACTGACAAACTGGATGGTACGATATGACCTCGCACCGGTCAGAGATAACTTCCGCAAGGCCTTCGATACATTGAAAGCCGCAGGAGTTCTTGTAGAATCGAACGACGTATACAGTACGCCGTCCGTGACCACTCCTAGCTCTGAAGTAGAGCCTGGACAAGTTGTGCTTGACCCACCAACGCCGCCTCTTGAAGCTAAAGAGGAAACCCCTGTAGTGTACGCTCCGGCGCACATCCCAACAGGACTGAACAGCCGCAACAGTTCCGCAGAAGCCCCGCGCAGCAACGCGCCGGGCAGCGACATCGTTTACGAAGTCGTGGATGCAGCAGGAAAGAAAACCATCTACACCGGTACAAAGGCCGTTGAGATGATGCCGTCAGACGAACTCCGTCGCCGCGCTAAAGATCCAGCCTTCAACAAGAAATTGGAGAAGCTTGAGGCCGAAGCCACCGCACGCCGCGCCGCACGTAACGGTCAGTAAGACTCCTCGGGAATAAATGCCCCGAGCGGTAGTGGGCCGCACCGTAGAAGTTGGCCCCTGAATTTTGCAATATTTGAAAGTTTTGAATGAATGGGTCGTCGGATTACGATTCCACATTCCCAAAGTTATGTGCTGAGGCAAATGCGGTCCCGAGTCCTGGGACGGCCATCGCTGACACTGTGTCGGATTACACAGCTATGAGATGACAACACATTGGGCGACAATCGAGCAGCTTTATCTCTGGGAGGAGATGAAAAGACAAGATTGTTGTTGTTTCAAAGGTATCAATAATGGCTTATAACCCAGCAGCAAATGGCCAGAGTAATCTGCCTCAGTCCACTGTAAAGTTCTATGATAAAAAGTTCCGAGAAAATCTTAAGGCTCAGACGCCTTTCGTAGCTTGCTCCGAACGACTCGACCTACCCACCAAAAGTGGTAATCAATACGAGATGTTTATGTACGTGCCCCTGGCTGCGAACACTGCGCAGACCACGGAAGGTACTGTCGGCAACTCGATCACTGTTTCCGTACTGAATACCACCGCGACCATCGGCGAGTACGCCGACTTCGCCAACTTCTCCTCGCTGTCTCTCGCCACCGCGATTGACAACACGATTGAGAACGTTGCTCGTGAGATGGCATATCGCCTCGGCGAATCCCTCTCTGGTCTCGTTCGCGCAACCGCAGACGGCGCTACCGCAGTTGATTCTAGCGTCCTTGTGCAGCTTGCCGCGACCAGCACCACCAGCTTTACGACTCTCAGCTTGAACCAGATTCGTAACGCCGTGCAGGGCCTCGCAGGTCGCTCCGTCCGTCCGTTTGACGAAGCTTCCAAGAGCTTCTGTGGAGTCATCCATCCGTTCGCTCTCGGCGACGTGCTCTCTGATGTCAGCAACAACAGCCCCATCGACATCCTGAAGCACACTCCGGTCGGCCTCATGCGCATGGAAGACCTCATCAGCACCGACCTGACCGAAATGATCGAGCTGCCGTCCTCGGGCGTCCGCTTCTTCCAGTCGAATCAGGTTACTGCCACTCCGAACTATAAGGCGATCACCGGCCTCACCGCCCTTCGCACTTACATCTTCGGTCGTGACGGTATCTACTCCATCAAGCTCGGAGCACAGGGCGACACGGAGTACGGTGACGGCGAGTGGAACAACATCAAGCCGAACATCACGCAGAATGCGCCTAACAGCGTTGCCGACCCCGAAGGTTTGATCCCTGGATGGACCAGTTACAAGGTTCACTTCACTACCAGCCTCGGTCCCGACACCACGATCCGCATCCGCGAAATAGATGCTGCATCGGCGATTTCGTAAATCAGCTAAGACTCTGGCCCTCTCGTAAAAACAGAGGGCCGATTCTTTTACTGTAAGACCTCGAAAGGAATAAGAAATATGGCTCTTTATCCAGCCCCTACTACTGGTCTTGGCGTAGCCGCAGCGATCAAGGTTCAGGGAAATGAAACCCCTCTGAGCACTACCCCTGGGTACAACGATGTAACGTTGTCCCTGTCGGGCACCGGCTTCCCAGAATCATTCCAGCTTGATCCAGTCCTTGAGGATGCAGGCGGGAACGTCATCACCCCAGGTACCGCATACGTTGTGACCTCCGTCGCCAGTGCAGCCGCTCAGTTCACCGAGACCCTGTCTGCCGCCGCTGCCGCTTCTGGTGGTTCCACTGTCTACACGACCTCTAGCGCTCCGGCTGCTGGTAGTCTTGTCGGACAGACATTCATCGTCACCGGCTTCGACCTTGCGCCGAACAACGGCACGTTTGAATGCACTGCCAACACCACGACCACCATTACGCTTAGCAATGCGTTGGGTGTCGCTGACACACACGCGGGAACCGCTACCAGTACCCCTAACGTTGCAGTCTACACCGGTACCTTCACAAGTGCCACCACAGGTTCGCTCGTCGGACTGACTGTCGAGATTGCAGGCTTTGTTACTAACACCGTGAACAACGGCAGCTTCCTGATCGTAGCCAACTCTGGTGCGACTACGATTACTGTCGACAACTCGGCGGCTGTAGCAGAGACTCATGCGGCGACTGCGACTGTAGAAGAGAGTGGCACCAATGCTCTTACCTACTTCGTGGACGGTACGCAGTCTTATGTCGGCGGGACCAGTCCCGTTGCCGTAGGCGCTACCGGCGTAAAGGTACTGAACGTATCCGCATCCGGCCTTATCACTACCAATGGTGTGACTGGCGGAAGTGTGGTTGAAGTATCGTATCCGTTTGCCAACAACGCGATCCCTGCGATTGTTTCTTCTGGAAACCCTATGAACGGCTTGCCGGTCAATAAGGTCTATGCAGAAGTAAACGTCACGGTGGTCAAGTAAGTAAGTAAGTAAGCAACAAGACAAACCAGAAAGGCGGAAGAGGAGCCGCCAACTATGGCATGTGAAAATTGTTCAGAAGACCTTCGCACTGCGACCCGGCACCATAACAGAGTCCTGCGAACCGTCAATAAAAGTTTACGCAGAAAGTCGGAACGTCTCGGAGCGAAAGCTGACGAGTTGTTTACCGCCCTTTGCGAAGTAGATGTGCAAGCGCAAGAAGCACTGAGGGAACTCTGGGAGCGTGGCGGGTTTCAACCACCCATCGGCCCAGAGGATTATACAATCATAATCGAGCGTAGCATCGCTGCACTGAAGTTTCAGCGAGAGCACGAGAGCCACACGAGCCCGGTAGCTGAGCGCATTGCCGACTAAGTTTCGTTTTCTGTTACATACCCAGGGATGGATTATCTGCTGGTGCTATCTCTGACAGAGAACTTTTATCTCCTATATGACCGGCCAGTCTGTATGGAGGTACTGCCGACGGTGTGTAATGTTCATCGCGCGAACGTCATCGTTTGGCAGACACGTTATTTGTTTATTCACCAAAGAGGAGAGACTTTGGATCAGAAAGAAGCAGTATACACCGGACAGGGTACACGTCTGAGTGAGAAGGCTCCTTGGGAGTCGTACGCGTACGAGATGGAGCAGCGTCTCGCCCCTGACCTGGAAGCCGCCGTCGCTGAATACTCTAAACGGTCATACATCGACGAGAGCAAGATCAGCAACCAGAACAAAGAAGCCGCCGCCGAGCAGAAAGAGTTTAGCGACGGTATTGCAAAGCAGTACCAGTGGTTGACCCCTGAAGAGTACGCTGACATTGGCGCTCGTATCGGGCGAGTCATGGCGCACACAGAGTTCATCACTCTCTTGCGTAAGGCTGGCGTACACGCGTATTACCAACAGCATTTACATGCTGACAAAGCAAACTTGCTGATCGGTAAAGATGGCTTCTCCGAACCCACAGTCGAGTGCTGGGTGCAGATAGGGCAGATGCCTGAACTATCCATCATGAACTTTGACGACCACGGTGCACCATTGGCCGAGCGTCGGCGCGGTTGGCGCACTCCGCTCCTACAGCTCATCCTGAAAGGCATCATCTCCGAGGCGAAAGCAATCAAGTTCTTCGGGAGACCTAAAGAGACAGAGCAGTTCCACAAATATAACGCGCTGGTCACGGCTTATCGCAACAGCGTCGGCGCGATGTAACAAATCCCAGAGGAGGGATGAATGGCAGATAAGAGTTTAGAACAGATCGCGGGAATCAACACGACTACCGCACAAGCACAGCAGACAATCGAAGCACCGAAGCAGCAAGAGAAGCCTAAAGAGAAAGAACAGCCCAAGTTCAACGCAGAGCCGACCGAGCTGGAAAAGATTCAGATCGAGATCGCAAAGGCTCAGCTTGAGTCCCTTCGTCTCCAGCAGGAAGAAACCCAGCTCGCCATCGCAGAGCGCAAGCTCAACTCGCAGGACATCCAAGCTCGTCTCGACGACCGTGCCCTCAAGTCCAACGATCATGGCGCTAAGGCGCGTATCAATGGCGCGGCCATCGCAGACAAGAACCGCACCCAGAAAAAGAGCGAAGAGAAGTGCAACCACCGCAAAGGTGGAAACGGCCAGGCCGGTTATGTTGGCGGACAGGGTGATGATTCGCAGTACGCAGTCATGAAGCACACGTTCTGTAACGGTGACATCAACGTCCGCTGTATGCGTTGTGGCAAGACATGGAAGCCGCCCATCGCTGCTGATTACGGCGACGACCGCGAGGCCTATCTCGACGCGTATGCCGACTATAAGACGGCTTGCAACTTCCCGACCCGTAATACTGGGTCGAGCTCCGTGTTGTTTGGTTACTCAGACAACGGTGCGTTCTACAGGGAACAGACAAGACACACTACCATGAGATGATGGTAGAAATACGAATCAAGAAACAACCAGCCCTCGTACACTTTATGTGCGAGGGCTC